TTTTGATATTTGAACATTAGATTCCGTCTTTCCAGATCCAGAACCTTCTGCAGTGTCTTTGGCAACAGTTGTGCTGCGCCAAGACAAATTTGATGCTAATGACAACATCACATTTATAAATACTCCATCTTTCGTACACATATACAAATCTTTCATAGCATTTGGAAATCTTTCTTGCATAGTAAACATATCGGATCCTTTTTGTGAAGTTTCTGTAATTTCTGCTAAACGAACATGCAATTCTCTTCTTGATTCAATGACTGAATAATCGGTGTGCATCGCTGCATCCAAGAAATCATGCAGTTTGCTGACCGGTACGAACTTACTGATCGACAACACTCGCAAATCTCTTGCGGACCTAGCGAATTTGTAAGACATATTTACAACTCTCATGAACGTGAGTTGTTCAAAATTCTTTCGTATAAGTCCAAAATCCACCAACTCTAAACGCCACAGCAACAGTTCCATCAGCAAAAGCAATTGGTCTTGAGATTTTCTCTACATAAACCAATACTGTCAACCATGTGGTATCGTCTGAAACCACTTTAGGAACTTTAATTGCCATCTTTTTTGGAACAGTCTTGAAATTATAAGTTATAGTATTTTCACTCGCAAGTAGAAATTCAGATCTCTTAACAATAGGGTTTTTCTCCTCCCAATTTTCTATAGCATCATTCCAATCCCAAAGATCACGTGTTTTTGCAACCAAAACCTTCACTGAACCGCCAAGACTATCTTGTCCATAATTTTCAAACTCCAAAAGAACTTCTTGCAAAACTGGCTCTTTATTTTCACTATCTGTTCTTGGAACTCTTGTGGCATAACAAACATTCTCTATAACCGCCTTGATAGACGTCCAATTAGAGTAACAAAGATCATTATCCCTAATCCGCCTAATGGGAGTACTTGCAATGCCAGAAGTAAGATGAGTGCGGCCTGTTTGAAGTTTAGAAGCTTTGACAGATCTAGAACGCCTGCGATTAATGGGACCAGCAACAACAGTACGACTTCTAGAACGAGAACGTCTGGAACGAGATCTGCGAACGATCGTTCGTCCTCTTCGTCCTCTACTGCTGCTTCTAGATCGACTGCGATTCCTGTTGCGACTTGTTTTGCGAGAACGTCCGCGCGATGAGCTGCGACTCTTTCGTCTCTGGTTCCGTGAACGACTACGTCCTCTGCGAAACATACCTTCTTTGGAACAACTTCAGTAATAGTTGATGAAGAAGAAACCAACGGAGTTCTTTCTGTAACCACGTCAACTACGGTGTCAGTATTTCCTTTCACTAAATTTTCTATTTCTTTTTTCAACAATGAAGACAACAATCCTTCCATAACACAAATTTAATAAATATACAAATCGAAAGTGAGTTTTTCGAGAGGAATCACTTAGGAACACTAAGTTGAAAAATATCTGGTCCTGAATGACCAGCTATCCTTGGGCATTTTTGCATCTGTATTTTCATAGCTGCTTTTTCAAACTGCTCCCAGGATATATGTGAAAAACTAACTATGAAAGCTAGACAATTCTCATAATATTTCCTTGACTTTTTTCCATTCATAGCATTCACATTAATGACTTCCTCAAAACCAAAACATCTCAAGTCCAACACATCATTTCTAACCGATTTTTGATATTCATACAAATCAGACTTAACCCTAAATTTCTTTCCTATTATCTTACAAGCCATCCTTTCCAAACTTGGGGCTGCGCTATTTCTAGTAAGCATCAACCCACAAAATTCTCCTCCTTTCATTGATATAGACCAATGGGTGTCCAAATTTGTATACGTTTTCCAGGCTTTTGCCGCCCTTGGGTCAACTTCCAAATTCGCTTGCCATTTGCCAGCATCATCTCCTTTCACTGCATCGACTTTTGGCCCCTGTCCTCGGAAAACATCAGTTTCCATGATTTCCGTTATTTGCGAATTGCCAAGAAGAGTGTCTGGAAAACCAGATCCCTTTTGTCCTTTAGTTTTGCCTTTTAAAAGTCCATAACAAACAACCTTGGTTGGTTCACGAACTTTCATATACTGCATAAGATATTCGGGATTCCATCCCATGTACAAATCAAAACGTTGTTGCAGATACACAGTTGCAGGACCTTGACCTGCATCGAATTCTCGCGAATCCATTATTCCACATTTTGCAGACACAGGCAACGTTCTAAGTTTGTCGGAAAGTCTCTTAATAAAAGCAACTTTCGGTTCATAAAGATCAAGGAAAAAATGATCTTTAGCGGTTGCTTTGTAATGAGCACCAAGAACACGATGTGGAGCTATATGAGTTGTGTTGAAACTAGAAGTAGGAGTCAACAAAGCTTGTCCACCTTTATCATGGTCTATCTTCCCATCTTTTGTTGGTTTGTAAATATCTTTATTTGTTGCAAATGTTGTATAAAGTGGCACACCCTTCGATTGCTCTGCTTGTGCCCTTGCAACATAATTTCTAGATTTGCCATCTCTCAACGCTGACAGCGCAAATCGATTAACCACAGTATCATCCAAAAGTAATCTGGAATGATTTGTTCTGGCCGCTTTCAATGCCGCATTGTCCAAATAAGTTTTCGCTTCTGCGGTCAACGGTTTGTTCCTGACAGGTTTGAGCAGTCTTCCAACTGCTTTAAACGTCATATATGGACTATTATTGAAATAGTTTCCATTGCCAGGAGCTAATCGATAAATTGTTTGAAACCGGTCGTGAGTTAACTTTCCAGTTTTCGTTCTGGTGAACATCATTGCTTGCGCATTGACCTTAGCTGAAGGATACCTATATTTATGGGGCTTTAAAGAATGCAACTCCGTTGGACTGTCGAAACCAGTGACAATTTTGTACCCTTTGCTTTGTTCAATAAGTTCATGGGATCTATAAGCTTCATATTCACCAACACGAAGTTTTGCTTTAGATACTTGTCCTCTTTCGAAGAATTTGTCTATTGCTGGTGTGTTGTCCACATAAGTTTGACCTGTAGATCTCACAATTGCAGGCCTGAACATTCGATCGGTGTCAGGATACATGACTTTGACAAGTGATGATGGCAATTTTCCAGCATTTGGAACTAAATCCTCATGCGAAATCGACATGTAGCATTTCCTAAGACGTTTCTTCCTCATGAAAATGCTTTCAACCGTCTCTCCATAAAACGTTTCTCCATGATCGCATTGTTCCAAATTTCCATCAACATTCAACATAAGAATTTTTGGTGCATCTTTTTCTTTTGCCAAAACCGCATGGCGATCTTCAATTTCAATAAAAAGCTGAATGGTCTCTCCTGGCTCTTTGTGAGCAGAAACCCAAGTCAACCCATTGGTTTTGAAGAATGATCCTTTAGCTTTATACCAAGCTTTGTGCGAAACTCGATGATCTTTCAAAAATTTGACAACAAGATCCATCGAAACAAATTGTTTTTCTGAGCAAGCCAACCAGCCCATAGTGTCTGAAAAATTTGCTTTTGAATCCCTAGCTGCTTTCTCAACAATAGGCATAATGACCCCAATTATATACGCATCTTTATGTTCTTCTGGTATCAATTCAAAAGTACAAGGATGAACCACACTGTCCCAATGAGTTTCTCTCGGTACAGGTTGACTAATTGGACCTTCTGGAATGGTCAATGTCTTCACATTTCCACTGCCAGTTGCAACAAATCCTCGAACATCCCATTCCTTGTACGTTGGCAATGCTTCCCTAGCAAGTGCAACGCCCTCTTCAGGCAAATTAGATTGAAATCCAACGCTTTCCTCCCATTCTTTATTGGAAATGTAATCTATGGCGTCTTGATCCACAACCTTAGTTAACATTTTCAAAGAAATTGCTGTAGGAGATAAAACGTCGGGACAAACAAAATAGGTTTGTCCTTTTGACCTAGACATAGCAACATACACTGCGCCTTTAACATTTTCGAAATTAGCTTGATCCAAATCGGTACAAGACACTGCAGCCGTTTGAACTGTTGCACCTTGCGATGAATAAACAGACATATTAATGTCATCGGGGCCTCTTGCCACCGAACTATTCTTTCCAAAGACGGTAGCAGCCGAAGCGTGTGCAAAAACGTACTCAGTCTCAACTTCCAAATCTCGATACTCTTGAATGCTTATGAACTTTGGAGGCAATTCATCTTTTCGAACTGCTATCATATGTGTGCCATTAAGATCATTTGCCCATTTAACTCTCCAGGCATCCAATCGAAAATTGTAAACCAACTCGTGCTGAGTTTTCTTGAGATTTTTGAACCAATCTCTCGATAACAATCCATTTCTACCATCAAATTGAGTGACCCTGTCATGTTGATGATGGTCTCCAACTATATAAATCTCTCTTGGATTTGCGAAAGCTATGTAAGCTCTTGTCCACAATTCATCATGTAGACCAGACTCATCAAGAATCAATACATCAGTAGAATTGTACTTTGGCATAAGCCATGGAGTTTGACTTTTGAACGTGGCCGTTGACCCATCCAATAGTTCTGTGGCAGTGAAATCGGCTTTCAATTTCTTCAAAGGAACCGCTATGGTGACCAATTTGGATTGAGATTCCAAATATCTAGTCAGTTCTTTTATAACTGTTGATTTTCCTGTGCC